ATCGGGAGGGCTTGCCAGGGTGTGTCAGTCCCGGCAAAATGTCATTGCGCGAAATACCCGAGGACGCCGAAAATCACGATTACGATTGCTGCCGCTGCTGCTGGTTCCACTTGTCGCCTCCTTGCTTGCTGGTTCACCCTGCACCTTGCTGGGCGTTTGCGGCAGAGTAGCCGCGGACCGCTGCTGTGTCAATTGCAGATTCGGAAAATTTTGAAAACCCCCGCCAGACGCTCCGGCGGGGTGTGGGGTGGGGTGTCAGCCACACGATTTGTGGCATTGCCACACGATTTGTGGCGGCTACTCTTCCGGTTCTTCCATCGTCACGCTGAACGGCATCCCGCTGTGGAGCGTGTAGAGGAAGCCGAGACGGGCGAACAGGGAGATCGTCTGGATTGCTCCGGGTGATTTTTTGCACATGTGTTCCAGCGCGTGGTTGATGGCTGCGGCGACTTCCTCGCCACCATCCAGCAATGCGTCGATGGCTTTAGCGTGGGCGATGTCCAGTTCTCGGCTGAGAATTGCGTCGTGATGGTAGGCGTTGAAGCCTTCAAGGTTTCCCATGTGATGCTCCTTCTATTTGGAGAGCTACGCGAAACGGCCGCAAGGTGACGACGGGGTAAACGAAATTCCCGAAAACAGTTGCACCGTTTCGGCACCGTTTCGGCACCGTTTCGGCACCGTTTCAGTCATCTTTATCTGGAGAGCTACCCGAAGCGGGCGGCTGGTGACGAACAATCTTCGAGGATTCCCGGTATTACATATGCTGCCGGCGATGGGCAATGCGCGCGAAATTGCCGGATTTTCACAATTGCCACACGATTTGTGGCATTGCCACACGATTTGTGGCGCTGTCAGGCAAAGCCCGGGCCGACCTCCCGGGCTGGCTACTGTTTCTCACCACTCAAACTTTTCCGCGATTCTCACCCATCGCTCACCAGCATTCCAGCGGTCGCAGAGGCTTTGCACAAAGGCCCGCGATGTCTTGGAGTAGGCAAAGGCATTGTTAGCGTATTCGTCTGTTCGCACTGTCAGTTTACCAGCAACCAGCAGGCAGTAGTCTGAAGCGACAAAGTCGAAAATCGACTGCATACCTTCCGGCACCACTTCCCACTTGTACGGTGCCACCTGCTCTTTGCGGCTGCTGCGCTTGCCCTGTCGCTTTGCATTGTCGGCAACCGTGTTGATGAACTTGCCGCCTTCGTACCACTCGCCGTTTGCTCCAAATTCCCCGCCGACTGCTGCTCGCTTCTGTGTTGTTGCCATTGCTCAGCCCCTTGCTTTGTGTTCCCCGCGATTCGCACCTTGCGTTTCGCATGGAGGAAGTATAGCTGTGTTTCGGTTTGTGTCCAGAGTAGGGGCCAGCAAAATTCCAAAAATTTTGGAAGATTCTGAAAACCCAGCAAATCACTGCACCGAAACGCCTGCCCGTTCTGCCGCCTCCGCAGACCACGCCAGAGGCTCACTGCTCATCACCACCGCCAAATCATCATACCGGCCCTTCAGCCCCCGCATGTCGAGCCCCTGCGCGTGCGGTGCGGTCGCTTTCGCGATTCGCAGCAGTTCGCGGAATGCGTTCACGCTCTGGATGTCCTCGATCCACAGGCAGCCGCCCGGCCGAACAAATCGCCACAGGGCAGAGATTGCCGCGGCCTGGCACTCCAGCCGGTGGCTTCCATCGTCAATCACCAAATCGTATTGCAGCCCTCGCCTGTCGAGCTCCGCGCAGGCCGGAGCGAAATCCGGAGTCGTGCACTGAATGACATCGACGCCGCCAACAAGGCTGCGGTCTATCCCAGTGTATTGGTAGCCCGCCGCCCTGAACGCAGCGGCAGACGATCCATTGAAAACGCCCACTTCGAGCACGTTTCCGGTCGGGCAATGCTTCCGCCACGCATCGTACCACCGGCCGTAGCCGTGTAGCTGCGCCTTGTCCGATCCGCTTGCCGTCAGCATGTCGCTGAGATAACGAGCCTGAGCGTTCTCCCGTCTGACCTGCTGCAGGTGCGGGCTTTTGTGCGTCGCATAGTCTGCAGCTGCAACTCCAGCAGCTTCGCACGCCCGATGAATTGCCCGGAGGTTGCAGCCAAAGCGGCTTGCGTCAATTCGGCCGAGTTGCTTCTGCCGATATCGCTGCAGCGTCGTTGTCGCGGCGTCTGCGTGCCTCACCCAGATCCAGCCCGGGGCAGTGCTGACAGCCCGGGATGGCCACCGCTTCGGGATTTCCCAGTGCGGCTCCTGGTGCGGGTTTTCGTCGCCGCTTGTGCAGAGTGTGGGGAACTGATTGCCCCTGTGCTCGAGCCGGAAAATCTGCTGCCTCCAGAATGTGTAGCCGACCGGCCAAAGCAGGGCCTCGCGGCGTTCGCGTGCGGTCGCCTGCAGAGCCTCACAAAAATCCACACTCAAGACGTCGTCATCATCCATTCTGGAAACCAGTTTCCAGCCGACCGGTAACTCCCAGTTTTCATGGTAAAGCCGCCACGCCGGCCGCTCGAGAAATCGCACCTCGCAACCGGTTGACTGAAACACCTCCCGCCGTGCATCGATGTGAACATCATCGGGGCAGACGGCAACATGGACAACCGGTTTCGCCCTCTGCGTCCTCAGTGCCACCGCACACGTGTGCCGGGTGATCTCCAGCCGCCTCGCTGAAAGCTCGCCGCGGTCCGCAGGGTAGGCGGATTGAATGATGATAATATGCCTCATTTGCCAGCGCTCGCCCTCTGCTGCATATACTGATCGAATGGCACTGCTGCACGTCGCTTGACGGGCCTCCGCGTCGCCCTTGCCTTTTTCCTGAATTGCGGCTGATATCCGCTGTCGGCCGTCTCTCCACTCGCAGGCGTTGGCAGTCGATCCGAGAGAAACTGCCGCATTGCCGGTGTCCAGCACTCCGCGTAATGGTTGATGATAGACGCACCACCAGCAGCCCGCTCGATCTCCTGCACGCTTCGAGCCGATGTGAGCCGCGCGAAAAACGGCCGCGTGCCCCAAGGTCTGCTGCGATATTCGTTGCCGTACAAGACCTCCCAAAGCATGGTGTTTTCGCGAAGTTTGTAGACGTCGAACAGCTCGCGCAGCTTTGCCTTTTCCACTGTATGCGGCAGGTGCGTTGCATAGTCGTGCTGTGTTTTGCCGCGGGCCGCAAGCGCCGCCATCGTGTTCGTTTTGCGGCGTTGCCAGCTGTTGCCCTTCGACGGCCACCACCGCCACGCTCGCGGTACGTCGAGGTCGTCCCATGTGACGGGCCGCAGCAGGTAAACATCATCCATCATCCAGACAAAATCTGTGTCGATCTCCGAATGTGTCGCCATCGTCCACATTTTGTTCAGCATGTCCCGGAATGGTCGGTTGGCGTTGTCTGCACTGATTCGCGGGCAGGGAATCACATGGCCACGGAACCACTCGGGACGGTCACCGACGATCGTGATTTTCGACTGTCCGCGGTAGTTGGCTTCGACTGATCGGATGGAGAATCGGAGTTCATCGCCACAGGCTCCGCCGTGCCAGTAAGGCCAAACAAACTGCACAGCATCAGACCTCACCGTGAACGTGCCGCAGCCGCCGCACGCGCGAGGCTGCGGGGTGTATTCGCCGCGGTGCTGGCGGGCGAGTTGCAGGAATTCGGTTTGTGCAAAAAAGTCGGGCTCACGGCGGAATAAACAGCCATCGCAAAACGCCAGCGGCAGCATCGGCGGGTGCATCATGTCGCGGTAGTTGTTGCATCGGCATTCATTGCCCACAATCTCACCGCGATATATACAACGCTTTGCGGTCATGTCCTCACCGGCGTGATTGTCAGTAAATCCGGCAAGCCCATGTCGAACCCAGAGAACAGAGCCTGTTGGCATGGCGCTCCATTCACTGCGCCGAAAAATCCGATCTGTGTGCCATTCCAGATTTTCTGCGGATTCTCCCGTTTAAATGTCAATGTTGTTAAGCACGGCACTGCACCATCAAGCGGCTTCCAGAATGTGCCGTTGTCATTGATCCGCGAATAGAACACATCAGACGGCTTCGCTGTTTGATTGACGTCACCCAGCGGAAAGTTGGGATTGTAATCCCAGGCATATGATATGCGTATTCGCATCCGCAGCACGCCGTACGGGTCGGTTTGCGGAACTGCCAGCACCACTCGCCCGCCAGTGGGCGACGGAAAGAAGCAGCCGCCAAGCCCCTGCTTTGCAGCATAGGGGATGCTTTCGCTGGATGCCCAAACGCACTGCGTAGAGCCCGGCGCAGACGCACGAAAATACAGCCGATATGTTGGCTGTGATGTGTAGACATTGCAGCAGGGCCTGTGCTGATTTCCCGCGGCTCCAGTGTAATTCCACGTCATGTCATAGGCTGCAGGAGCCGCCCCAAATTGGCATGACTGACAGCCCAGCACCGGCATCGGCGGGTCTGGTGGATCTGGCCTCGCCGGGTCGCCGCTGCTGTAACTGCGGATGCTGCCGATTACGCTGCTGCCGATTACACTCGGCGGCTCACTCGCTGAGTCTGGCCCGCAGTGACAGCCGCACCAAAGAAACATGATGCCACCTTAAATGGAGCCTTCGCCGGGTGTGATGCTGCCGCTTTCGCCCGGTCCGGGATTGCCAGGGTCTGCGCTGGCGGATGCCAAATCCGGGATGCTCTGACTGCCCGGCGCACAATCGGCCTTATACGGCGTCCACTCGCCGTTCTGCCATTCGATGCCGATGATAGTATCCTCATCGAGGCTGATGTTCATGAAGCGATTCACAACGGTTACAAGCGTATTGGTAAACACGTAATCGCCGCTGCCATCACGCCTCAACAGCCGAGCCGTGGCCACTGAGGGATTGGTGAAGAAATCAACCGCAGCCACCAAGTCTTCCTGCAGAACCGCCCAGTGCCTGCGGTCGCGTTCGGCCATGTAGCGGCCACGCTGCGGCGTCTCGTTTCGCACCTGCCGAGCGACACGCCGCACCGTCTCAATGATTTGCTTCGTTGCTTGCTGACCGAATATCGTGCCAGACATCTCAGGCTCACGTCAGCGGAAGGGTTGAAAAGGCGCGGGTCTTGTAGACGTTGTACGTCAGGAACACACAGTTTGTTGGACTCGGATTGTCGAGAGCCTTTCCGCTTCCGTCAAGCGGCACCGGCGCAGCCACGGGCTGTTGATCGCCGCGATTGAGGATGTTTTTCAGTTCAGGATTTGGCACTGAATCAGTCGTGACAAACTCGCGAAAGCCAGCATCAAGCGGCTGCAGTGCCCAGCCGTCGCGCTGCAGGTGAATCGTGAAATTGACGGTGCGAAATGCGGTGCTGCTGCGCCGCTCAACGGGACCAACAGACACGTTTTGCATCTTGGCTTTGCCGATGCCGATACTGACACCATCAACAGTGAATGCGTCACTATTCACGGCGTCCTGATAATCCAGAATCCACGTCGGCACAACAGCCAGGTTTTTCTGGATCGTCACGACGCGCCGGGAATCATCCATCATAAGCGGCGGGTCGAACGGATCGCCTGCTGAGTTCACGATCAAATCGCCGTCATTGTCAAACACCGCCACACGCTGAAACTGCTCTGTGTTCCAGGTGATCACGGCTGGGTCGCTGGTGGGACTGGTGTTTAGTTGTCGCTCTGTTGAGTAACTCGCCGTGACACGCCATACGCGCCATCCGCTGATCGGTTGCACCTGCAGGCTCTGGCAATAGGCGTTCGCGTCGCTGGGGTGCGTGTTGCCAATCACAGGTAAGCCGGACGCGCTGCCGACGGTGTAAGCATCATCATTACGAGATGTCGTGAGGACAATCCAGGCGCGTTGATACGTGCGCTTGCCCATGTCGTTTGTGGCGGTTCTGGCTGCGTAATCTTCGGTTTTGACGGTTGCCGCCATGCTTCACCCGATACTTTCGACGACGTTAAACTCCGCCGGTGGCTTCTCTGCGATTTTTGCTAACTTGCCGCCGAGGTCTTTGTTCATTTTCTCGATTGCCTTAACCTGCGGATTGGCTTGCTGCCCCATTGCCTGAATGATTGCCGAATAGGCTTCCGCCGATCCTCGCTGCATAGCACCAGCGAAGCGGGCACCCACCTTCTGCACGCCGCCTGCTGACTCCTGCTGAGCCTTTGCGATTGCCGCCGCCGATTGCTCTGCAGTCAGCAGCCCTGCCTTTTGTAGTTGCTGGATGCGTGCGATTTGCTCGCCAAGGATTTGTTCTGGTGCCTTCAGGCTATCCACGATCGCTGCAGCCTCATCCTGCATGGCCTTTTTTCGGTCTTCGGCCAATTGTCTCAGTCGCTCATCTGCAGCCTCACGCTCCTGAATCAACCGCTGTTCCTGCTCCTGCTTGTCCAGCAGTGATTGCCTTTCGGCGTTGAGTTTACGAAGCGTCTCGATCTGATCTGCGCCCACACCCATGCTCGACAGGCGGGCGAATTCCTGTTCTTGCGATGTGGTTTCGCCTCGCAGAATTGCCAGTTCGTCCTGAAGATCCTGAATCTTGTTTGTGACGCCTGTGATTGAATTCACGACGCCCTGCTTGTACTTCTCGAACTGATCGGCAGTCAGTTCGGTTTCGCCGTACTTATCCAGCGTCTTGAAGTCGTCTGTGAGTTGTGCGATGCGGTTTCGCAGGGCTTCGGCCTGCCCTTGTGCAGAGGCGGTGCTGAATTTGTTGAAGTCGGACTGAAACTGTGCAAGACGTTTTGCGCGGGCCTCGAAGTCGGTTTCCGGGGCTGCCTGTGGCTGCGGAATTGCGTTCGGCAAAGCATCTGCTACCTGCCCTGCATTTTTCTGCGCCTGTTCCATTTCCGCATTTAGGCTGCTGAACTGGCTGTTGAGTGTAGCTATTGATGCCCCGGCTGCAATTGCTGCACCAGCGAGAATTGCCCAGCCTTTCGGGCCACTGAATGCCTGTGCCAGAGCCTGGGCCTTCGCGTAGGCCTGCGTGGCAATTGTCACAATCTTCATGCCGCCAGCAAATGCCGCCAGTCCAACTGCTGCAGACGCAAGCACTTTTATCAGCTGCTGATTATGCCCAATGAATCTTGCAAACCCGTCCACGATTGCGGTAAGAGCAGGCGCAAACATGGCCCCAATTTTCACCGCCGTGGCATCGACAACGCGAAGAAGGAGATCAATTGCATCGGCTGCCTTTGCTGCCGCCGCGGCTGTTTCGCCGTCGAGCACCTGCCCAGTCCGCCTTGCCTCATCTTGGAATGCTTCAATTCCTGAACTGCCTTGTAGCAGCAATGGAAGGATTTCACCAGCAGATTTCCCGAAGACGTCCATTGCCGCCTTGACTCGCAAGGCCGGATCCTCAATGCCCGCAATTCGGTCGGCAATCCGCTTGAATTGCTCGTCAGCCGAAAGCCCCTGCAGGTCACGAACGGAAATCCCGATGCCCCGCAGGGCTGCAGATGCCGCGGTGCTTCCCGTCTGCGCCTCGCCGATCAGGCGTGTCATCTTGATGATTGAGCCCTGCAGCGACTCTAAGCTCGTGTCGCTCATTTGCGCAGCGAATGACAGGCTGCTGAGAGCCTCTACAGAAACGCCGGTGCGTTGTGACATATCATCAAGCGAGGAACCCACCTGCATAAAACGAGTGACGGCCGCACCAGCAGCCGCGGCAACGGCCGCCCCAAATGTCATCAGTTGCTTTTGTGCTGACGCCAGTGCGGCGTTCATCTTGGTGCTGTCAGCCGTCAGGTTTACCACAAGGTCGCCGATACTAGCCACGTTTTGCTCCGATCATTTCCAGTGCTGCAAACATGCCTTCAATCGTGCCTTCTGGCTCCGGCGGCCGCTCCTGCCACCACTTGAAAAACCACTGGTCTATCGGGTTCGAGTCACCGTCTTTTGATCCGAGGTAACTTGCAATCAGCGCCCCAATCATCGACAGAATTTCGTGCGTTCCCGCGTGTCCAATTGGCTCCACAAGATCCTTTGCCCGCCATTCCTCAAACTGGTCCGGTGTCATGCCCTCCAGCATCTCATCGACGTGCACGGTGTGTGCTACATGCTCAGCCAGACGCAGGGCCGTTAGGCGTCCTGCGTCTCTTCGGAGTTTTTTGCGGCGGTGTCGATGCTGGCGGCAGCCTTGAGGCCGGAAACTTCAAGCGCGGCATCTACTAGTCGCTCAACAATACCAGCGTTCATTTTGCCGATATCGTCGATGTCCTCGCTGGTGAAAATCGGCTGCCCGTCGTCTGTTCGGCAGCATTTCACTACCAGACGCTGCCGCACCTGCTTTGCCAGCGGATTCGGCTTGCCGTCCTTGTCCTGCTGGGCAAGCTGAAAGCGGGTCCACTCAAGCGCCGTCATGGGCCACACTGGCACCACGACGCCCTCGCCGAGTTCAGGCACTGCCACATCTCGGGGCTTCGGCTGGCTGGCAGCTTTCAACTGTGCAGCCGTTGCCACTCTTCGTTCACTCATCGCCGTCTTCTCCATCCTCGCTTGTGATTGGCGGTGCGTACAACCTTCGGATTGCACGCTGTGCCGCCTCGATTCGCTCCACTGTCATGCCGCACGCCTCGCGACATTCATCGTCAACCGGAACCGCGATTCCCGCCCGCACGTCATGCGCTGGCCGTGCGATTGGGTGCACGGCAGCATCAACGATTGTGCCCGCTGCAATCACGCGACGGCCATTCTTGACCGTAACGAGAGCATCCGGGCAAAGCGGTCCCGCATCAACGTCTCTGGTGTATTTGCACTGCACTGCTCAAGCTCCTTAGGTAGGCCATCCGACGTTGCCGCTGATCTTGATCGTGACGTCACTGCGGATAACGTCTGCAGCTTCGCCGGTAACGTCAATGCCAATGCCGACGCCAGTAAAGGTGACTGTGCTGGTGCTGGTATCGCTCGCCTTGATTCGATACGGCACCTGTTGCGTCGCTCCGGCTGTCGTCAGGTGTCCGCTGACAAGCAGGTCCGTGAGCGCCTGATGTCCAGCCAAAGCGAGATCGTGAATGAGGCCGAAGGTTACTGATCCGCTTTCGGTGTAGCCCGTTGCATCGTATTCAATGCCGACAGTGCCATCCAGCGTTCTTGTTTCGACGTTCTCGGTCGCCCCGCCGGAAATCGCCCAGTTGGTGATCTGAGCAATCGCGGTCCAGTTGGTGCCACTGCCCTGCTCAAGAACTGTTCCCTTAACTTTTGTCTTAGCCATTTGTCACTCCCGGCTGAGGGTATTGTGAATGAAATTGATGCGGGTACAGATGCTGCGGCTGCATGCGCTCATTAAAGATGCTGATCATTTCTTCCAGATGCCCGATTCGGCATGTCGGCAGTATAGCTGTCTTGTTGCCTGCCGCGTGCCACTGCAGCCAAAAATGGATGTCTTCATCGGTCTTGCCGTCGCCCCAGCCGCCTTGCGCATCCGGCGTTGCAAGAAACCACGGCCGCGGTAGGCTTGCGACTTTGTCCGCCCGAAGCAGCGTCAGGCCGAAATGGGCCGTCGTCACTTCCAGCGGATCTCTGTCAATTTCCACTGTACCATCTTCGCCAGGCGTAACCGTCAGTAGTGGAAGACCTGCGCCGCGCCTGCATTGCAGGGCTGCCAGTGCGTCAATGTCTTCCCGCTCGTGGAAGATCGTCATCAGGTGCTGGAGTTGCTGGCTGGTGAAAAATGAGTCACCGTCGATTGTCAGCAGCCACTCTGCGCCCTCACCGATTGCCTGCTCCATCAATCGCGTCATGCATTGGCCATACCAGACACCCTGAGCAATTGCGCAAGGAATTCGCAGGGCCTGCAATGCGTGCGTGATCTGTGTACGTGCGGCCGTGCACTCCCATCGCGGAAGCGTAATCAGAGCCTTCAGTTTGACGGTTCTACTTGCCACGTTCGAGCCGCCTCACAATTGACTTGAGTCTGCTTTGAGCCGCCTTCTGCATTTTGTTTCTTACTGCCCCAGCGGACGCCCTGTAAGCGTCTGCCGCAAGCCCGGGCTGCTGTGCTGGCATTTGTCCGGTAGGCTTTGCTGGGTCGCTGCGTTTCAATCGCCGCGGAACATTTGCCTGCCGCCGGAATCGCTCTTTTGTGCCTGCAATAAACCAGTACACATTCTGGCCACTAATACCAACGCCGCCTTGATTGCGTCCACTGCGGGCCGCTCGCTGTGCTTGGCGCGCCTTTGAGTTGCCTACGTTGAATCCGACTTTTGCAGCTGTGATTCCTCGCCGCGAACTGGTCTTGAATCGGTAGCCGACCGTTGTCTTGACGTGCTTAATCCGCGGATCGATTCGCTTTTTAATCTCACGCGCGATTTCCTTGAGGCCGCTGCGAATTGCGGCTGCCGCCAATTGCCGTCCAGCCTTGTCTGCAAGACTCTTGTAATTTGCGACGACCTGCTCAAGGCCGTCCAATTTGATTTGCGCTCTCATGGAAGATCGACCTCCACGCGGGCGGTAATGACTGCCACGAAAAGCCGATTGGCTGCAAGGATTGCCTTGTCGGGCGTTTGTTTTGGGTCAGTGTCCACGTCGAAAACAAGGATTCGCCCGTTGCTGCTGCGGTAATTATTCAGCCGCTGAAACACCTGTCGCGTCAGCAGCTTTAGAGGTTCAATCTCGTCATTCGTCAGCGTCGCCACTTTTGCCCGAATCCAGATCCGCACGTTGTGGCTTGTCCAGTCTTCCAAGGCGACTGTTTCCATCAGCTGCTCTTCGCCGTCATCGACAATGTCGCAACGAAGTTGCGTAATTTCTTCGACTGGATCAATCAGGATCTCTGCAATCTCGGCACGAATAGGCAGGCAGTATTCCTCGCCGCTGTTGATGCGGTCGCGGATTGCATGCATGACTTCGGTTGATGGTGAGATTGTGACTGAGGCCATGTTATCCGATTTGCCTTGTGTGTAGCCTGGTCATTTGCGGAGACATTTGGCGAAAGACCTTTTCGCCGCCCACTGGCTGCAGCTCGTAGCGAATGCCTGCGCACTTGACCACATCGCCAGCCTGCGGGATAGAATAGGGCAGGGCGGACGTGCGGCAGATGAAATCCACCGGCCGCACTTCCAACACGTGCCCTTGACCATTGTCGATAAATTGCGGTCGCCCCGTGCTGCGTCGCATTGTCAGCGTAGTGGTCTGGTTGCCGCGAACGTATAGACACTCCAGCCCAGCCTCTTCGAGGAGGGTGTCTGTCATGTCTCCGATCGCGTCTTCAAAGCCACTCACGCCATCAATCCTTAGCGAGCGTCAGGAACGAGAGCAGCCTGAGCAGCACCGAGCTTTGTCAGGCCGGTGACAATCCAGAAACCTGACTTTGTGTAGACGCAGGTGTACAAGGCTTCTGCGGTCAATGCCAGCTCGTTCGTGGCTCCGACGGTGACTTCGTTGACTTTGTCAGCAGCCACCGCAGAGATCAACTCACAGGCTGTGGTGCCCACCAGAATCCGCAGGATCTGCCCGACGTAACCAGCCGGAAGGCTGATCTGCTTGTCGGCGTTGTCACTTGTCACCGTAACGTAGGACGCACCTGCCGGAATCAGGCCAGTAGTTCCGCCGCCGGTGGTTGCGGTAACTGCCACAGGCCGCTGTGGGTATGGAGCATTGAGCATCACGCGACCAGTGTTGTCGCCGCTTTCGGCAGCCTGCGTCGCAATACCCATGTAGATTCCATTGCCGATCTGATTGGCTGCACCGCTTCCGGCGTCGCCACTGTCCGGGTCGCCAGTTGAATTCCAGAAGACAGGCAGCCCAATCACCCAGGCTGCAGTCGTTTTCGGAACATCATAGATGCCCTCGTAGGCGATGCTCCCCTTTTCGTTTGCGGCGAGGTCGGTTGGCGTTACGCCAACAATGCCGCCCTGAACAATCACATCACCACCAGTCACAGCGGCGGCAGGCGTGTAGTCAAGCGCCCCGTCATCCGTGATGAAAAAAGCTGGACTCTGTGCCATCGTATTTGCTCCAGATTGGATGATTTCAGAAGATGCCCGGCAGCACTCGCTGCCGGGTGTTCGTCATGCCGTCAGAGGCTTAGGCTGCGCCCTTGCTCTTGACGCCGGACAGGTACTCAGACTGCGAACAGCCGAAGTCATGATAGCCACGGAACTGGATGCCGAGCGTGTTAAAGTCTGCGTCAGCAGATTCGACCGTCGGGCTGCGCTGGCCATTCAAAAACGAGGTCACAACGGGCTTCAGCGTGTCGCCGAACAGGTACCAGGCAGTTGTCGAGTAACCGCCGCCGTATGCGGAATCGGACAACTCAGAGGCCACCACAACGCGGTACTTGCCGGCGTGGATGTTAGCGTCGGAGGCCTTCACTGCATTCAGGTTCCGGGCGACGTACAGGGCTTCGGCGTTGGCTTCAAGTTCAGGCGGAACCAGAAGTTTTGTCGCACGCCCGCCGAGGGTCATGCGGCTTGACTCTTCGGCGCCAGTCACCAGCGGAGACTTCCGCTGACGGAACGCCTTGACGCCTGCCGACAAGCCCACGCCATCAAGGCCAAGGTTGGTTGTTGCACCTTCGATGTAGTTGGTGCGAGCGGTCGTCCAAAACGTCGTGTGGTTGGCAAGGAAGGTCGTCCACACAAGACGATTCAGGCGACGGGCTGCGCCACGTCCGAGACGCTGGCGAAGATCGTCAAACGCCCCGAGGTCGTCATTGATGATGTCGCGACGGGTCAGGCTGAACATCTTGGCGTAGGTGTCGGCAGATCGCGTGTAGCTTTCCTCGCCGAGCTTGCCATGCTTGATGAGGCCACCGGGGCCAAGCTCTTCATATTCCATGTCATCCAGCAGACGATAGCTCGTGTGCGTTTTGAAGTCGCTGACAGGTTTGATGTCGCTGATCTCGTCCCAGTTGTTGTCCTCTTCCTCGAATCCCGTCAGCAGCTCCTTGTTTGCAAGGTTGCTGAAGATGCCCGGCAGGCTGACTGTTGAAAACGCGGCCTGAACCATGTGCCCAACGCCGTAGCCGTACTGCAGGACTTCGCGGAGGTTGCCCGCATCAATCCGGGTGCCCGGACTGATCGGCATTCCGTTTGCCGCAGCAGCCATCAGCATGATCTGTTGGATACCAATCCGGCCGCGGAACTGCGTGTGGGCTGCCTGAAGCTCAGCGTCGGTGTACTCGCCCTCAATCCGCTTGTGACCGCGTGCGGTGCTCAGGGCTGCCTGCAGCATGCGGGACTGATCAACGGAGGCGTGCGAGGCTGTAAACGACGTTGGGCGAGTGCGGGTCTGCTGACGCTTGAGGACTTCCAGCTCAACCTTATCGGCTGACCAGTTGTGCTCAAGAGCAGCCGCAATGATGTCGTGATGTCCGGCTGCCTTTGCGGTGATTTCGGCCTGCCGTCGGTGAACAGCAGCCAGCGTGCGGCTGAGCTCTGCGGCTGCATTCAGGTTGACTTCCGCAGCGGCTGCGGCGGTCGTTGCGGGAGTTGCTGACATATCCTTTTTCTCCGGGTCCATTGGGGGTTCTGCAGCCGCCACAGGTGGTGGGGCGTTGGGTTTGCTCATGGCTTCCCATGCCTTCATCAGTCCTTGCTGCTGCTCTGGTGTCATGCTGTCGATTGACAGCCCAAGTCCTTTCAGCCAGTCTTCAAAACTCACGGCTGCTGCTCCTGTCACTGCGGCAGCCGCGGCTGCCAGGTTGACTCGCGTGCTTCGATCCGCCCCCATTGGGAGGACCGAGGTTTCGCGAAGAATGCTTTTGGTCGCAAGGATAAACGGGCCGGTCTGCTGCTGTCCGTTGACAGTCACAGTCTGGCCCTCTTTGACTTCGATTTCTTCAAGCGTCTGGGCGCCGATGGATGCCTGCCATTCGTGCCCCGCGGCTGCCTGCTGGATTACGGACTGAACCAGCGGGCTTGCCCCTGTCACAGCCCCCTGAAGCATGAGGCTCTGGCCGTCGTTTGTCGCCGCATCCACGAGGCCAAGGGTTGCCTCGACTTCCTTTCTGTGGTCAATCAGGATCGGCACGTTGCCGGGGATCTCAAGGCCAGCCAGATCGACCACGACAGGCATTGGGAAACCAGACACATTCAGCGGGCCGCCAGCGTAGGCGAGGATGGAAAAGCGTCGCGGCTTGCCGCCGTCGCTGGCCTGCAGTTTGAGTTTGCTCGTGAGTGTGAGTGTCTTCATTAGTCGCGTGCCCTCATCTGCCGGAAGACTTTGTCTGCCCACGCCTTGCCAGCGTCGCCGCCCCAAAGAGCCCAGGCGATTCGGCCGTTTGATGGGAATCCCGGCTCGCCAGGGGTGAATCCCTCAGCCTTTTCGTTCTGCTGGTGCCGACTGAAAAACCGCACCATGCGGCTGATTGTCTCAGGACTCATTGCCGCGCCGTTGCTTAGGTCGCGTGCTCTCGCGATGCCGATCGGCGTTCCGCCGCGTCCGTGCTCACGTCGCCAGTCGAGGCCTTTTTGGGCTTCCTTGCGAACGCCTTCAGGCGGCGTGAAGTCGATGTCATCGTATTTGCCGGCGGCGTGAATTGAAGCAGCGGCAAGGATTCCGTCGTCCTCCAGTTCGTCCTCGAATTCGTCTTCCAGCAGATCCTCCAAGGCATCCTCGATCAGCAGTGTAACCCGCTCCGGTGCCAGGCCGATAGACTGCAGAGTCTGCTCAGCCATCACGCGGGAAATACTGCCGTCCTGCAGGTCTCTGAGCGTTCGCAAAATACGTTTCTGGTTGTTACTGAATGCCCTTTGATTGAGCGTGGTGTACTCGCCCGCACTGGCCGCAGCCTGCTGTGGAGATGCCGTTTGCGGCTGCGGAATGGCTCCGGGCTGAATGCCGAAGGTGCTCATGAAAACTGCTTGCTTGTACTGATCGACGGAAACGCCGAAATCCTCTGCCGCCCGTGCGGCCTCAACCGCCCAATCTTTGCCGCGTCTGGCGTGCTCTTCAGTCATAGTAGACTGACCGGATTGAATGCGGATTTGTGCGGCCTGTGCAGACTCTACTGCGTCAAGTTCCGGGAGCGGTGGCCACGTCCACTTGTGGTCGATGTCCTCGATTCGCGGCATCCCGGAAAGCAGCCCGGGAACATACACAGCAGCTTCGAGGAACCAGCCCCAAACACGCTCGACCAGTGCCCACTCGATCCGGTTTTGTTCGACTCGGACTTCCGGCTCCCAGACGTTTTTCATGTCGCCCTTGAAGCTGCTGAAATTCGCGTCTTTGCCGGTGCCAGCAGCGAGTGTATACGGCATGTTGGTGCAGCGGCAGAACGATTGCAGGGCCTGCCGTTGAAACATCTCGTAAAGCGGGCCGGGCTGCTTTGGTTCAACCTGGCCGATCTCCCAGCCTTCCGGGAGTGTGGTGAGCATGTTTCGCGTCAGTTCGATTTCCGCGAAGTCTGCAGCGCTGGCTGCCGGTGTGACGGCCGGGCCAGTGGCCTTTAGGTACATCGCAAAATTCGCCGCGGTTTCTGCTGAGAACAGCGTGGCGAGTTCCTGCCGTCGCATAATTGGCAGTGTCTGCAGGGCTGGAGTTGCCCGCGGAATGCCTCGCGTCTGCCCCGGTCGCTCTGCGCGGAACAGGTGCAGTACTTCCCTGGCTGGGTACCAGTTGCCTTTCAGCAGACTGACCGGCGCCGCTGATCCGGGGTGATTGTCGTAGACGTAGAACTCCAGCTCGTTAAGTGCCGGGTCGAATCGCACGCCATCATCAACAAACGGATCTTGCAATTGCGACTGCTGCCAAGGCATGGCAACCTGGTCGGCTTCAATGAGCTTCACGTCAAGCGACAGCGGGAACATGCTGGGCCGCTCCGCCCTCATCATGAAGACTTCGCCGTCTCGCCAGTACGCTTCCATCGCTGTGCGGAGCAGGTCCGCGAAATCAATTCGCCCCGCCCATCGGCGCCACGCCATTTCGAGCCGCTGATTGGCTGCGGGGTCGCCGGTCATCACCTGCAGGCGGGGGCCATTGCCGACGATGTGATTTGATGCTGTGCGGAGGATGCCGGAATACCAGCTATTGTTTTCGGCCTCGTAGCGGCTGCGGATGCGCACAACACGACGAACCGCGGGAGACAAAGCAGCTCGAGCGCTGAGGCCATCGGCATTCGTCCAGTGCCTGCGGTTCTCTGCGGTCGTTTGCGCGACGTCAAGCTTCGCCGATACCATCGGGCGACGTGTCGCGACTGTCTGGGCCTGCGGCCGTTTACTGCGTCGCCCCATTAGCCATGCCCTCCGGGCGGGACGATCCGCATGATCATGGCCTTGACCGTGCCAGCCATGTCTGCCTGTGCAGTCTTGGCGGCAGCGTGCTTTTCGTACTCCATCAGCTCTGACAACGAACGACGCGCGACCGTGACGCCGTCATTTGTGACGGAGGCCGCTTTGGTGAATTCGCTTTCGAGTTGTTCGGCTGGTGTGGTCATGCCGCCTATCGTCTGGCGTTTCTGTGCCGTTGACAATAGGTGTGCGGCATTAGTGCCAGTTACCCGCGGGACTCTTTGGCCTTCTGCATGGCTATGGCGATTGCCTGCCGCTCATCGTAGCCCTCTTTGCGGAGCTTCTGGATATTCTCGCTGATCGTCTTTTGGCTTGTACCCTTTTGCAGTGGCATGGCCGATCCTATTCGCAGGGGTCGCTGAATGTGCGCTTGCGGACTCGCACGGAAAGAATCCGCTCCGAAGTTGTGTTGATGCGGTCGCAGCGTGGGCATATGCGTTCTCTCAGAATGAATCCCGCAGTTGTGCGGGTGTGGTTAACGCGGGTTAATTGCTCGCCGCAATGCTGGCAACAGAGGCCGGAATGCGGCAATTTGAACGCCTCGCCATTAGCCACGTCGCACCCCGCCTGGTAAGGCGAATTGCCGCCGTTCTGGCTTTGCTGGGGTCTCACCAGACATGCCGACTCCGCAGACAGACGCAGCGACGCAATTGCCGACAAAGCAGTCCCACCAGTCATTGTCTCTCCCCACTGCCAGTTCCCACACCACACCCGAGGCGCCATCATACGTGATGGACTTTGGATTTTCACTTGTCAGGTGTTCCGCAAGCAGCCTGTTTGCCCGCTCGTCATTGCCCGGCAGAAGGACACAGGACGGTGCCCCGATCGTTGTAAGAAGCCGGCGGGCCGCGTGGCTCTTCCAAATGTTCGCATCAAAAGCGACATTGACGGGCTGCTCGCCGCGGTGCTCTACCCAGTTCTGCCCGTTGTGCCTGCTGCGATGCGGGTCGCCCCAGAGATGCACCGGCTTCCGACCGGGCTTTGGCGCGTGGCCTTTGCTGGGCCGAATGCGATTCCTGAACGCTGAGGCCTGCACCTGTGATGATACACGGGGTTTTTGCTGCCCGTCAGACCAGTCCTTCAGGATGATGTCGATTTGCGGAAAGGCGGTTGTCAGTTCGGCTTCCAGCCTGTTGTGAGCATGAACAAAGGCCTCTTCCCAACTTGCGTCTGGCAGCTCCTGCGAAATGCGGCGTGCAAGATCGCTTTTGTAGAACGTCGGCCGTCCCTGATCCGGCCATGTGCCGTAATCAACAATCCAGCCGGTGAAGTCTCTCGCCCAAGCACAAACCATCCACCACAGAACTTGATCCGAGGAGTCGATAAAGGCGGTTGTGTGCGTTGCGGCTGGCGGGATCTGGCCACGCTCGACGCGACTCAGGCGAGTCAACAGCGTCGGTGCATCCAGTTTGACGCCTGACGTGTTGACGGGGGCCAGCCCCTCCTGCTGAATCTCGCGGCGGAAGAATTCGCCATCCAGCGCCCGCACGGTCATCAGAGACTGAAGGGCTGAAATTTCGTCCGGGAGTTTGTCGTGTTCCCAGGCGACTTTCGCGCCTTCATCCATAGCCTCGCGATTGGCTGCGTAGTAGTCCTGGGCTTGCCGTTTGCCTTCTGCTGGAGTCTCGCCTGAATGCAGCTTGAGCGCGTACACGTCCCAAAGGTCGAGCCTGTCCGGCATTCGGATAATGCTCTTGTAAACTTTGCCGAACCAATCGGGATGCTTTTTGCGGTCCAGGAAACGCTCGGTAAGGTCTTGATGTTGGCGGACGGTGCAAACCATGATGGCCGCGATTTTTTGCCCGAGGCCAGCCAGCCCCATGAATGTTTTCGTGATTGCCTCTTCACGCTCCTCTGTCATCAGCGGACTGGATGCGGACTGTGGGGTCTGGACGTCGTCGAAAATCAGCAGATCCGGGCGCCGGGAAACGCCGTCGCGGTCCACAAACGAAAGGCCGGAAACGTCGGTTGCGGAGACCGAATAGGGGGCCACGTGGGCTTGATCGCAGCCTGCTCCGGCAATGTCCGGAAATACAATGCAGCCGCGGGAGTCTTTTGGGTGCAGCGTGAGCAGACGACCGTCAAGACGGAATTGGCGTTTTGGCTGCCGCCATTTGAGAACCAGCGGGCCGATCTCCGGAAAGTCCGCGGCCAGTGTTTCACTGCTCGCCATCAAGGCGAAGAAGTTGTCGCGGTGTTCTGTGCTCTTGTCGTCCGTGGCGCCCACCAGCACAGGGAATTTTCGGTGTCCATATAGGACCGCCCAGATTGCGGCTGTGCGCGCCAGTGTGCTTTTGAGACCGCCGCGGCGGACTGCGTGGCATTCTTTGCCGCCTTCCGTCACGACGATCTGAAAGCGGTCGATCATCGCGACTTGATACGGGGCAAACGGCAGGTAGAACGTCGCCGGGAAATACGTCAGGCAGAAGCGCAGCAGATCCAGACGGCAGGACTCGCGGCGGGCTGCGTCTGCGGTTGGTGGCAGGGGGCCGATTTCCTGTGCGGCTGCGGTGCGAGCGTTCTGGACAAGTGCGGCTTTGCGACTGCGGTCG